AAAATATGTGTATAAAACAAAATTTAGTTTAATATTATCACTATTCGGATTCAAAAACAACTGTTTGTTTGAATTTCTTTCCCTGCCTATCTATTTCATTAAAAGCAAAACCGAGTAGCATATTGATTGTCATGTTGATAGACAGGTTCTGTTCCTTAGATAGTGTATTAATTCTATTATATAATTCTGGGTGCATTATTCTTAATGCGACAGGTTTCATTGTTATGCCCTTCCTTTCCCCCATAAAATTATTGTTCTTTGCTCACCTACCGTAGATTCTGCCGACCATCAAGCAGGAAAATTAAACTAATAGATTCACGTTCTAATAATCTATAATTACCGTTCTCACGTGACCGAACGGCATTATTTTTCCATATATTTGTTTAGAAAGTGTTTGTATTATTTTAAGATCTTCATTTCCATAAGATAAGACATAAACTCGTAGATGATCATCTGTTTTGTCTGAAATCTCGTAAGGAAAATAGTTACTGATTAAATTTAGAATTATACCCCAGTCGCTAGATCTTTCGGAACGAATGGAAAATTCTACTATCTTAAATTTTGTTTTATAGTTCATATTTTCTAAATGGTCGGCTTTTTAAATCTACTAGCAGAGGTTTTCCTGCTTAGTTTAATGATATCAAAAATAATATCATTGTCAATATCATTACGTTAAAATAAACATCGGTAATGTTAAATCTGATATAATACAGATAAATCTACGACCTTGCAGTTATTGCGGGTCGTTTTTATTGGAGCAATTATGATAATTTCAGGGGATTTGTTAAAAATAAACGGCAAAACGGTAGCAGGGCTTAAAACATATAAAATTACTCGTGCCAAACTATATTCAGACGCTGGACGTAATCTCAATGGTGGACTATCTGCGACATTCATTGGGGTATTCCCAAAACTAGAGCTAGAAATTGGTGGCATCTTAACCAAAGAACGCGTTTCTGAACTCTGTGGACTACTAGACCAAGGTTTCTTCAATGTCGAATACTACGACCCTAAGACTGGAACAACCAGAAGCGGTACTTACTATGCATCAGATTACTCAGTAGAACTCTTAGAACGTCAAAGAGGACTCTATAAACCGTTTACGGTGAACTTAATACCAATGGAGAAAACATAATGATCAACGTATCAGATAATTTTAAACAGGCTATGAAGAAGCCTGTAAAGACAATTACAGCTTCTATTGTATTAGATGACGGAACAGTCATCACTGGTAGCGATAAGCTAATTAAGGTCACAATTGATTCATCTGGACATTTATTCGGTACTGCGACTTCCGTGATTAACGTCGAGCTGTTTGGTACTGACTATAATCTAATCGATCACACATTTAGTGTAATAGCTAAAACTCTTGTCGATATTGAGAACGACACTTGGGAAGAAGCAAATCTAGGGTTGTTCTACGTAGAAGAATCTACCGCAGATTTTGAGAAGAAGACCACTAAGATCAAAGGCTATGATCTCATGGGAAAGCTTGCTAAAACCCCATATAATTCAGGCACTATTCAATTCCCTTGCACGGTTAAAGAATTAATTAACCAGCTTGCAGAGCGCTTTGAGTTCACAGTCGATACTAATCTCGACAACCTACCAAATATTACCTATCAGATACCCGAGGACTTGTATGCGAAGATTTCTAACTGTACCTATCGTGATATTTTAGGCGAAATCGCTGGCGCTACCGCCACTATTGCGGTATTTAATGGTAAAACTCTATCATTTAGAGATAGTAAAAAGAAGCCAGATGAAGATGAAATCTGGACTTATGACAACCTTAAAACGCTTAAATATAAGCCAAAATATGGCCCCGTAAATAGCTTAGTACTTGCCCGTACTCCGCAAGAAGACAATATTGCGACATCTGATAATGATTCTATTACAACTAATGGCCTTACAGAGGTAAAGCTAGCTAATAATGAGATTTTAGATGACGACAGAAGAAAGCTAATCACACCGATTTTCGACTCTATTAAAGATTTTTCACATCATCCATTTGAAACAGAAACTACTGGTTTTGGCTGGTATAAGCCAGGTGATCTAGTGTCAGCTCAAGCTGGTGGTGGATTGATGAACGGAAGGGCTACTGGGTGGCTTGGCCAGGAGAAATTTTTGGGTAAAAATCTTATTAAGTTCAACGCTAATTTCATATCCAATGGCATCTCGGTCAAAACGAATAAAGATGGACGTATCACAGAAGCTAAAGGCACAATGACGGCTGGTTGGGCTGTGGTATCTAAATTTTACGACGAGGTCTTGTTTCCTGCTGGAAGGTATACTTTTTCAGTAGATAGACCACTTAACCATAGAGTCGCTATTGCTGGGAATGGTATTGGTGGTTTTATGGGTGGGGCGAATTTGAATGCTGGTGAAACTAAAGTGACTTTTACCGCCAAAGTTCCATTTGAAATAATGCGACTTGTTGTTAATGACCCTGTCGGTACAAATATCGACCTCGGTGCATTTACGCCTAAATTATCGCTTGGCGATACTCCAACCGATGAACCATATATCGGTGACGATACTTCAGCTGGTTATAAAAATATGTTCGATGAATTCTCAGGTCTTCCTGTGAATAAAAATGGTTTATCTTTAATCAACCAAGATGGGGTTTTAAAACTTTTTGGCACACCAGACAGAGACTGGGTACAACTGGTTAGTCGAGATATTACGAGCATCTTAATGAATAACCGCCCGTATACAATCGCTCAATATAACACTCCAAATACTAAATTCTATATTGAAATTGCAGCACATAAAAAAGATGGAAGTGGTTACGATGTGATTGGTAATAAAACAGTTAGAACACATAACTTTACTGCTAATTTTACGCTGTACGACCGTTACAACATGGTAATTATGTGTAGTAAACAGGACGATACCACCCCACTACCTCTATATGGTAACTTCGGACTTTATTATGGTACTTTTAATGAAAATAACCTGCCTGAATACACCCCTTATCTTACTTCGGTAGTTTCTCCAAGACCAATTGCACCCGCAAAGGTAAACGAGATAATATATAAACAATATACTTTAGACACTAACTTATACAGACCAAAAGAAAATTATACCTCTAATGGTATTACACATACGATCTTGCCGGATGGAACAATTGAGTCTAAAGGAACAAGTACTATTAGTTGGTCTACAATTGGCAATTATCAGATAGTTTTAGAGCCTGGAATATACGAATTTAGTAGAAGTGGTGCTGATTGGTCTGTATCTCTTGACTCTAATACCGGTAGAAATCATACATTAGCCTCAATGAGATCGGGGCAAGAAAGAACTATCTTTGAGATCACGAAGAAAGAAACTGGCGTTTATTTAGCTTTTCTACCTGGAGCTGGTAGTACGATGAATAATATTGCCAAATTTAGTATCAAGAAGGCTATTAACGCGGTAGTCGCAATTACCAACAAAAACTTATTAAAAATTGGGACTGGTACTACTTCAAACGGTCTTATTTCATCAGTAGCAGATGACGGGACTATAGCCTATTTAGGACAAATGACTAGTAGCTGGGCGAACATTACTAGCTATAGTGATTTTGATCGTCCACTACCGTCTGGTACATACACATTATCTATCGACCATCCTAAATCCCATAGAATTATCTTCAAATATAAGATGGCTAATGGTGTGACTTCAGAAATTATCGCCAATCTTACGGCAACTTCAACTTCTAGAACTTTTACCACAACGCAGCCAATTGTTGCTGGATACTTATATATTGCGGCAGCAAATGGCTCAATATTAAATGATACGGTTAAGGCTCAGTTAGAAGCTGGAGATGTGGCCACTGATATAGTAAGCTACGAGGAACAGAATTTTACTTTGCCTGAAAATGATAACTTATATAAACTTACAGACGATATTTATGATGAGATTAAGCTAGAAAATGGCGTAGCTAAATTAATCAAACGAGTCGGTAAACTAGAGTTGAGCGGCGACGAAGAAAAGATTACTTATTATTATACTTCAAAGGCTGGCACTATTGGATTTAAATATAAAAATCCATCTGGCGAGACAATTTTTACGCAGCAAAATTCCACAGCGAATATTATTTGCTCACATTTGACCGCTATCAATGAGGATGCGGTATATACAACAAGAGAAAACAAAACTGGCGTAGCAATCTATGGCGGTTATAATAATTTTCCAAAGTATTCTAGTACTATGGGCTTTTGGTTCACTGTTCCCGACCAACTCAACCTTGGTATCACCGATGTTGCTTCTTTTAAAAACTGGCTCAAATCTGAGAAGACAAAGGGTACCCCAGTTACTGTCTACTACGAATTGAAGGAGCCTCAAATCACCGAACTTGGCAGAACTAACCTCAATCAGGTTTATATTACAGATACTCACTTAGAGCTTGGAAATGGCATTAAAGAAACTATTAAAGGTATCGCTCCAACCGCTACACAAACGGATTACGCGAGAGCCGGTGGAATTACTAAGACAATCTACAATACTGAAATTAAGGTTGATAAACAGAAACAAGAAATTGAATCTATTGTATCGAAACAAACACAAGTCGATCAGCAAATAGCTGATGAGTTCTCTAAGATTACACAAAACATTAAAAACGTAGTTACTACGATTCAGACCACTGGTGGTGGAAATCTAATTAAGAACTCCGTAGGCTACGCTAAAAACCAAGATGGAACACTGGTTGAGTGGATTAAAAATAACACTGGTGAGGTTAAAAGTTACACAAGTCCAGAGTCTAAGTCTTATGGCGCAATCTCTGGCAATGCGATTGAGCTTAAAAAGGGCGCTAGTATTACTCAGAGACTCAACGTGGCGTCTAGTGGCAAAATTCCATATTCTTTGTCATTCAAGTGTAAAAAGGGAGCTATAGGTACTGCTACGGTTAAATTAAGCAATACTATCGACAGCTTTGTAATTACAATTCCAGAGAATAAAGAAATTATCTGGCAAGGTTATGATTTAACCAACCTTGACCCTAGCATGAACTATCTTGATGTTACGGTATCAACCAGTAATAACTGCGAACAATTCCTAATTACTGACTTAATGGTTAATATGGGCGATCAGTCAATTCCTTGGGTGCAAGCTAACGGCGAAATTCTTAATACTCAAGTAGCAGTAAACGACCAAGGTATGATGGTCTCTTCAAGCGTCTATTCTGGTGACTATGTCCAAATTACGCCATTAGGAATGAGTGGTCATTCTAATGTATCGGGTTCTGATGAAGAAGTTTTTAAGTTGAACCGTGACGTCACAGAAACCTCAAAACTTAGTGCTAGAAAAGAGATCACTATGGACCCGATTAAAATTATCCCAGTAAAAGATGGTGATATGGCTGGCTGGAACTTTGTTGGATAGGAGGCAAAAATGAATAACGGCAATTTTGAGACAAGAAACACGGGCGGATCTGGCTATCCTAACCGCCTAAGATTCGAGTGGTGGTTGATCGAGCAAGATATCGCTGGCAATCGCTCTAGAGTCGGTTTTAAGCTCTTTGGAACTGGCGGCACAGCTCCATCTGCTTGGGTTAAACTATTCAAAGCTTATGCTAACGTGGCAGGTCAGACTTGGAGTACTGGGGCGCATAATCTTTACAATGGAACTATCCTAGTCCAAGGTGATAAATGGATTGGACATAACGCTGATGGCACTGGTTGGTTTGAGGCCTATGCTGATGGTGCAATCTATAAGGCTAATTACAACTCATTCGGTAAAAGAGGCTGGAACTTGCCAACTATTCCAAGAGCCTCTCAGCCTTCTATTAAAACCTTCCCGAATAATACGCCAGACTTTAATCTAGGCGAGACGATTACGATCCACATGAACGCCGTAAACGGTTCATTTAGACACACCGTCTACTTCCTATATGGAGACAAAACATATAAAATCGCTGAAAACGTAAGTGCTAACTGCCAATTCAATACGAATCTAGTAGCTGAAGAGATTTATAAGATTACTACTTCTAAAAAGGCCTACTCTGGTCAAATTAAGGTTGATACATTTTTAAATGGTAATTTAACTGGAAGTAAAACTTGTCATTATAATGCACATCTGGTAGATATTGAGCCTACTTTTACGGACTTTACTTATTTTGATTCTAACGCTGCAACTAAAGCCATCACCGGCAACGACCAAATATTTATTCAAGGTCAATCAAAATTATCCGTGAAAATTTCTAAAGAGAAGAAAGCTGAAGCTAAAAAATATGCCACTATGAGCAAATACTTAGCTTCCGCGTTCGGCGTATCCATCACAAAAAACTATTCGGCAACTTCTGATATACAAATTGACATTGGTACGGTCAATGCCAGTACTAATCAGGTAGTAAGTGTATCAGCGATAGACTCTCGTGAGTTTTCTACTACTAAGACTAAAAATATCACCGTAATCCCTTACTCAAGACCAACTCTAAACGTTTCTGCTGGACGTAAAGGCAACTTTGAAAACGAGACGATTGCGAAGATTAGCGGCAATATTGCATCTCTTAAGATTGGCAGTATCGAAAAGAATGGTGTATTAAGCCTAAAGTGCCGAACTAAATCTAGAATGGATTCTAATTTTGGTCCTGTACAAAACGTTCCATTTACCATTGGGTCAGACATGATATTGAGAGTGCCAGATTTTCATATCGCTCTCGATAATACCTTAAAACACACACTTGAATTCGAGATTACAGATAAATTGTCTAGTGTCAAGGTTTTTGTAGAGATTGATGTTGGTATTCCTATATTTAGGATCTCGACTAAGACTAAGAAGCTCTATAATAACGAAGAGCGAGTGCTAACTGAGCGAGATGTAATACCAGCTAATAAGATTCAGGGGCCAATATTAGTAAAATTTTCAGCAGCCGCGACTCCTTATGGGGTTCTTGATAATGGTAAGGTTGTATACCGTAGGGTAATAATTGGTAATGACGATATCCCTTCCACTATTCCGTTCCAGTCTTTCACGCAGATCATATCTGCCACAATGACCGCACAGCATAAAAGCTCTGGCAATAACTGGCGTACCATTCCGTGGCTATATAACAGTAATGACACTAACTGGTCTGGTGGATTTGTGATTAATGGTGATAATAGGCAGATACTCACACAGATTGGAGCGGAACTTCGCAAATGTAGCTCGTGGTGTGTGGTTGTTGATTTCTGCGTGGATTAATATGTTATAATGCTTATAGCTACTCCAGTTTGCAACTTTCTGGACGAGAAGTAGCAAACTCATTTTTCTCTGCTCTGGTTATGTTATAATCAAAGCAAATCTACGACTACGTTCCCCAAGCGTAGTCGTTTTTTATTGAGGAAAAAGACATGAAAAAAATTGACTGGAGCAAACTCATAGTGTGGATAGTTCTATTAGCTATATCACTTGGGTTCTGGGTTTTAGTTTTTCGATTCTGGTTCGTGGCGGCAATTGTAATTGGAATTATTGTCGCCTTTATTAGGAAGGAGCTAAAATGAGCTTTAAGCAAAAAATCTTCCCTAATCTAGATGACAAGAAGTTAGTCGTTTATGATCAGGGTAAACCTCTGACAAGCTGGTTCTTGTGGTGTCTTGCTGTGGCTCAAAGGGCGTTCAATGTCACTCCTTTCGCAGAGTCTGCTCAAATTGCATGGAGCTGGAATAATACTAAGCATCAAGACCGTAATCTTCCAGATGGATGTTTTGTCCCTATTTGGTGGACTGGCGGTTATAAGAACTATGGTCATGTAGCTATTGCTAAGCGTACTGGGAATCGTATTCAGATTTGGTCAAGCCCATATACTCGCAAACCATTTTTCGATTATTTTGAAGGCGAATTAAATGCCACTATCGATACCGTTTCTCGCATCTATGGTGTTGTATATGCAGGCTGGACTGAAACGATGAATACTACAAGAATTGTCGAGTGGGTCAACCCACCACAATTAAAATCTAACGAAGAAATTGCAGCTGAAGTTTGGCAGAATAAGTGGGGTAATGGACAGGATCGAATCAACCGCTTAACTCAAGCTAGCTACGATTGGAAAGTTATTCAGAGTTTAGTCGATAAAGGTATAGGTAAACCACAACCTGAATCATCGAAACAAGAAGAGAAACCTATCGAAAAACCCACTGAGAAGACAATAGAACCACCAAAGCAACCAGAACAGCCAGTTGAGCCACCTAAGCCTGAACCAGCGCCAGAAGAACCTAAGAGAAATCCACAAGAAAAGGAAAAACAAATGGAAGAGAATAAAACGGAGAATATCAAAAAGGTTGAGCAGAAAATCGAAGAAAGGGAGAACAAGGAGATAGAACCTATGAAACCTACATTAACTGACGAACAAATTAGTAAAATCAATGAAGAATATATGAGATTAGCTAACGCTTCAACTGAAGCCATTACTGAAGCTGGATCAGGGTTTGAGTTCAGCAATAAAACTAAGATCGTTGCATATTTAATTGGAGATTTCTTGCTTCTTGGATCAGCTATCACACCACAAGTTGTGCTTGCTGTGATGAGCCTTAATGATAAGAATATGACAGCCTTCGGAACTGCTCTTGCTAGTATCTTAGCAACTTTAGGCTCACAAATCTTATTGATTTTTAAACTTTTGAAGAAGAAATAATATGGTCATTGCGGTGGAAGACATCACAGCATTCATCTCAGTGATGGCTGGTGTGATTACGGGAGGGCTTGTAATCTTTAAGTTTGCAAGCTCTGTCGTACAAAAGTGGGTGGACAATCTACTCAAACCAGTCAACGACAAGATAGACGAGTCGAATAAGGTTATAATGGCCAGGCTCGATGCAAATGCTGAAGAACTCAAACAAATGCAACTTGAACAATACAAGAATTTCTTAACTAGATACCTTGCTGATGTTGAACGAGACACGCAATTGACAGAAATCGAGCTTGAACGATTTAATGACATCAAGACAAAATACGCTGACCTTGGTGGGAACTCATACGTCCATAGAAAAATTGACAAATTGGAAGAACAAGGTAAACTATAAGTAGGAGCAAGAACTTTCTAAGTTATTGTTGAGAGATTTATAAAGACCTAGAGATAGGTCTTTATTTTTTTATTTATAATAAAAAAGCCCCTAAATAGGGGCTAAGGGGAGGAATTATGCAATTGTTAAAAACTTATCTATTAATGGAATTACTTTTGTGCCATCTTTGGCGTAAGCTAATAGGTATTCGTGCTGGTTCTTGTCTATCAGATCCATCAAATTTAACCCAATTTCATGATCACCATCAAACTCGACTTCGAGATTATAGTTGAACACGGTGTTATCTTGAATGTCTTTGAACCTGCAGTTAAACCCAGCTAAGCAGAACTTAAACTCACCAACCCTTTCTTGAGGAATTGATACATCAACAATAAAATGCAAACGCATAAAATCACCTCCTTATAAATGTTCTCCCACTTATATTTAAGTATAACAGAAATAAATATATAACAATTAAGATATGAAGATATAACAATTAAAGTTAGATCAACAGAGACAGAATGACTAGTTTAGTTAACTTAAGATATAACAATAGGCTTAACTTGATATAACAAAAAATAACCCTAGAAAACGTTAAAAGTCCAGTATCCCACAAATACTGTCTTCTTCTAATCTGTATATCCTATACTTATAATCACATCCTTAATATCACCTAGCTTTTTAAGCTGCCTCTTTTGCTTCTTACGAAGCTTACGGTGATAAATCTTACGCACTCTCTTGTCTCTCCCTTTTCTGCATTGATAACAGGAACATCCAGTGTGCATTTTAGCGTTTATCATCGTCTTAGGTACTCGTCAATAATTTGTTTGCACTTATCAAATCCGACCCCAAACTCTGCTCTGTAGCCTCTCGCACGCAGGTTTTCGAGCATTTCAGCCTGTTCTTCGAGGTGTTTGTCCTTTTTAAAAGTACCGTCTTTTTTATATGGTGAGTTTGATTCTGTCTTAATTTCAATATAAAGTCCGAAATGAAGCCCCCACTCACGTACGGGATTATTCCATATATTTGTACTCGGTTCAGCTATGAATAAATCCGGATAACCACGCTCTGGGTGTAGTCTCTTATGTTTTGCCGCCTGGCCCATAGTCAATTTAAGATCTGCGCCAACATCGAAGCGATAAATTACGTTTGGATATTGTAATTGCAGATATCGAGCTATCTGTTCATAAAGATTATGCTCTGAATTATATTTTGGGATTCGTCTCATTTTTCTTCTCCATATACATAACCACTAAATCTTTATATTCCTTTGCTAATTCTTTAAAATCACAACCAATAGCTCCACAATAAGGGCAAACGTCATCATAGATATTTAAGTCGAACCTATTAAATTTACCTGTTCTAAACAATCTAAGACAATTAGGGCAGAAATACCTAGGCTCTTTCCTGTTTTGCCTCTCAATCCACTTTCTAATTCTCATCCCCATACTCCATTACATTATTGCTCCTCTTCATTTGATTTAATTAAATGATTGATTTTAAATAAAATCTCTTGAGTCTGTTGATTATGTATTTGCAATACAGATCTGATAACGACTAGATCCTGATAACTCAAATCAGCTTCATTTGGCAGTAAAATATCCATTTATTTCTCCTCTTCTAAGCAGCAGCTCCTCTAATGTTACGGGCTTGAAGTTATTCACATCTACTCCAACATTAAACGCATTATATTCTTTTAGTTGTAACTCTTCTTTAGAGTGGACATGTCCATATAGGTGAATCGAACCATAATTTTTAAGATTCCAGTTCTGAATCGGGTAATGGAATAAAATAACTTTTTGACCATTATCGTCTATCTCTAAGTAATGGTGTACTGAATCGAATAGACTACAAAGGCTTTCGTTTTTAACAAAATAGTCATGGTTGCCTAGAATTAAATGCTTTTTACATTTAATTCTTCTGATCAGACTATTAACTTTATCAACGTTCTTCTCCAAAGTAAAATCGCCTAAAATATAAAGTTCATCATCAGGAGATAATCGATAGTTAATAATGTCGATTATTGTATTATCCATCTCTTCGATGGAGCTAAATGGTCTGTTTTCGTATTCGATAATATTTTTATGTGACAGGTGTAAATCTGAGATGTAATACTTCATTTTGTACCGATCCCATATTTTTGGCTGAACTCCCATAGCTCGCCAAAGTTATTAACGTTTGGGTGTTTTCCTCCTTCTAGGAGAGTATTTTTATTAAATTTATCGAAGTTTTCTTTGCAATCATAGAAATAATAGCTGAAATCATCACCGAGTAGGTTTAGCACCACGTCCATGATCAAGTCAGAGGCGCTAGGAAAGCCAATAAATCCCATGTAGACTTTATATTTTTCATTTATAGCTTCGAGGTTATTGCTTAACTCTTTTTCGTATTTTTCCTGCTTAGAATATGCCTCCGCTAATTTTATGAAAGCCTCTTTGTTTAGCCTGTTCGCCATTACTACTTATCCTTTCTTGCTTTACATTTACCACACTTGTCATCTATAGTATGGGTCATACAATAGCAGTTTGTGCAGAGACTAATTTGGTTGTTATCTGTCTCATTAAATTTCTTCTTTTTGCTCGCCATACGAATTTTTGCCCAGTAAATTTGCTTATCGCTCTTAGAATGTATGGCAGGTTTATGAGAGCTAAGCTTTCCCCAATCTACTGGGACGTCGAATTCATTCTTTTTCATTAGGATTGTCCTCGTGTATATTGCCAATGACTTCACATAAGTTTGAATACTTAAAAAGAACATAATAACCATCAGGAACGTTATCCCAATAGATTGCCCATTGTCCATCTTTTACTTGTTTAACTACACCTTTAGTGCCGCTATTATGTTTAGACACGATATCCCCCTCATAAATCTCTTTGCCGTTCTTGTCTTTTAGCCCAGTATATTGCTCAACGATAAAGTCATCATTTTTTAAATAATCAGAAAAGCAGTTCCATACCGAGTTCGATCCTTTCCTCGAACTCATTTTGGATGTTATAAATCATTTTCTTTTCTGATTTACACCAAGCTCTGAACTTTAATTCACGCATCTTCATTCTCCTCTAATAATTCAGGGTTATGGTGAATATCACCGATAATCTCATACTGGCTCGATAAACGTCTAGCCAAGACAAATACTTCTGTACATTTTGGTTCAGTTAGTAAACCTATATATGGACTAGCCTTGTCCTCAACAACAACGAAATTATCTATGAAACGCTTATCATATGGAAATCTCATCCTTATGATGTCGCCAACATATATCATCTTTCCATTCTTATCTAAAACGCCAGTAGCATGTTCAACGACAAAGTTTTTTTGATTAACATATTGTATTTTGACACTGTCTCCTGCAAAGTTAAAAAACATTAACTTGCCATTACTATCAAGGAGAAGAAAATCAGATAATCCATAATCATTGGTTTCTTTATCTAGAACCCTAAATCCTAATTCACGCATTTTACTCCTTTAAATTTAAATACTCCTGGGCTAGCTTCTTCCCATCCACTACATATATTGGCGTTAGTAATGAATAAAAAGTCGTCGGTTTCAATCTTCATCTTTATAATCTTCTACTATATCTCCACAATCATTAATATAATGATACTTCTCACCGTATTCCGCCCTTGGTCTCTTGTGTTCAGGAATTTCTTCAAGCCAGTCATCAAAGTTATTAACGCAGTCGACAATAATCTTATATTTAAACTCTTCATTGATTAAAATTTTTCCATCAAATTCATCAACCCTCTCTTCAAATACTATGCCAGCCTTGGCGCATGGAGTGTCTTTTTTAAGTTTGTATCGTTTTATTTTATTTTTCCTCACTTAAATATTCAATAACTTCTTCTTTTGTCCCCTCAAAGCGAGTTTTACTACGTTTCCCGGCGAGAAATCCTAGAGTTAAGACAATAAACATAACATCTATAACTGTTGAACCACTCAAAAACCAGTGGTTAAATAAAAGCAATCCAGCAAACATTAAGAACGTAACAACATCCTTAATAATCGAACCTATTACTGACTCATTTATAACTATGTATTTGGTTTTGTCGTCATCCATATAACTCTCCTTAATAATTAGCTGGAAACATTTCTGATCCTTCTGATTTGCGTGGCAGTATGACCGCAATATCAATATTTTTAACGCCTTTTTCTCTTAGGTAACGCTCAGTTTTCTTGATCTCCGCTAAGCTAGTGTTTATAATTTTGTGTTCCGACCCGTCACTAGCTTCGTAACGAATTACGTAGCTTAGTGGTAGTACTGGTTTTAGTTGTCTTCGTTTCATAATTTCATAGACTCTACCAAGGGTTTTAAAAGCAATTCAGGTGGGTAGAATTGCTCAGGCAGTTTTAATGTACTCAACTTTTTTAATACTGCCCTATCTCTACGACTCTCCCTTGGTAGAGAGAGTAGAGTGGCTGCATCTAAGTTGACATTTAACTGGCTTTTTACCAGCACCACCCTAACTAATTGTTAATTGCTAATTTGATGAATTGACCGGTCGACTTCCTTACGTAATAAGCGGAGCCTTTTTCCGCGAATTTTACAAATCTATAACCTCGTTTTCCTATTAATCCGCCTCTGTCACCGACAGTCTTGGCTCGCTCTGGCCCAGTAAGACCGTCTTTACCGGGTTCAGGATGCGCGAACCCACCGGTGTGACCTAATCGTCCACCTTTTTGTCCGATATTTTTGTAAAAATCTTTGCCGTACTTTTCACGGTTTGTTGCAGCAGTTTTAAGGCCACCTTGCTTTGTTCCAGCCATAATAATTTCCTTTCTTCATGGTTGGGCGAGCAAACAACCTCTCGCCCAATGAGCATGAATGTGGCTGCGTCTTTGACATTTGACTGATTTCACATCAGCACCACAGTTCTATGCTTTATTTTTAGTTTCTTCTGCTTCTATCACCTCTACTTCTAAGCCTTCTTTTGGTATATCCGGATAGTTCTTATTCCCGTCTGATTGGTCAACTTCAATAGCTTTCTGCATATCTATCGAGAGTGGTGCATATTTGCTTAAGATAAGCTTTAACACAGTTTTCTTTGCCATAGCATCGAAGTTATCTTTCCAGATACCAGTGCCGTACTTAAAACTTTGGCTGTATCTAGTAGCGTGCGCCTTGATTTCTGCCGAACTCATATATAATGTTTGGCGATAACCGTTTAACAGTTCAAAGTATGCGACATAGCCAGCAGTGTTGAGTTGCTCTCGTTCAGTGTCGTCATCTAACCAATCGAAATCAATCTCGCCAGTTAAGCGATTACGGCTTTTAATTTCGCCCTCTTTAACCTCGGTAGTGTTGATGGTTTTGAACTGTCCAGAGCGTTGTGCTAATTGAATAAAACCTTTATAGCCAATCTGAAGTTGTGGCTCACCCTTATAAGCAATTACGTAGGCTTGGCCGAGGTTCTGGTTGAACGGTAGCTTAATCGCCGCTGCCATTAAACAACAGTTGTAAAGCTTAATAGCGTCGCATTTAGCAAATTCTTGACTTGAGTTAGCCAAAGTCAAAACTGAACTCATAAACTGCTGTGTGCCAGTTCCAAGCACATCTTGAGCCTTCTTTAAGAATTCTTGGTTGTGTACTAGCCCACTAATTGTCGGCTTGTTTATTGTTACCTCTTTAATAGGTTCTTTTTTAACTACTTCATTGTTCATAAACTAAAATCTCCTAATTCTTCAACTTCATTAAGCGTTTTATTATTATGCCAATCGATATCTCGATTACCGAAGTTCTTAATCTCTTCAATGCATCGAACAAGCTTCCTCTCGCCACTCTCTAGGAAATTGAGACCTGCGATCATCACAGTTGTGCGATACGGTGCCACAGTTTCTACTACGAAGAAGTAAAACTTGGTCAGGTTTGGATTGCCGGTAAGTGCTGTGTAGCCCGCAGCCTGTAGGTCATAGCACATTCTGTATGTCTTATACATCCAGTCCGAGAACTGAGCCGTGGTCTTAAGGTCACAGATGACATATCCGCCATTATCTAGCTTCCGGATAGAGTCTGCCTTGCCTCTAATATCTATCCCGTTAACTTTCGCGAAAAGTGGCTTTTCGTTTTCGATACCCTCGCCACAAAGTAGAACTTCGTATAATGGATGAGTTTTTACTGCTTCACAGATACTGTTCAACTGTTCAAATTCTTCTTCAGAGATGATCGGTAAGGTCTGGGCGTCTCGCCATTCACGAGCTTCCTTAGTTCTAAAATTTGGATAAGCCTTAACTACAAAGCTATTCGATTGGCCTTGTTTGAGTATCTCTTCGTGCGCTAGACTTCCAACGTCTATAGACTTGCCTGCTGGCTGTGGTAAAATCCCTCTTTTAGTTGCTACGGCGTAATCAATCCCATCTGTGATGATGGTCTTCATCTGTGAGTATGACCATTCCGGTCTTGCGTAATATTCAGCGTCTGTCATGCGTGCCTCCAACGCTCTGAGTCTATATATCGGCTCTCCTCAATACTCTCTTGATCGTTCTTCATGATTCTGGCGCTGATTTTATCTGCTAATAACTCCATAATCTCTTCAGCTAGGCGTTCTAGTTCTGCGGAATATCCATACTTCTCAGATAAGAGATCAATAAGATGATCCTTCATAGTACCGTCGTAAACCTCAGAATCATCAAAAGCTTCAGGTGTAACCGGATAGTAGTGAGACTTAAATAACTCTTCCTCTAGATCTAACTCTTTAATTAATTCTTCTGCAATTTTGCCTTCCATTACAAGACCCCCAATGCTTTAGATTTTCGTTCGGCTTCGTTGAATACTCGTACAGCCTTCCTACTTAACCTATAGCTTCTTCTAATACGGAAGATAGTGCGGAGAACTAGGAATAGGTCTGATCGCTTGGTCCTAGATAAGATATTGATAATATCTTCATAAGATTCAATCATGTTAATATCTTCAACTTCAATTCTTCTGCTTTTCATTATCTAACCTCCTCAATACCGAAGATCCAACCATTAACGTAAAACATAAACATTACGATAGCGGCTCCAATAATATTAGGTATTAGTGATGTCCCCTCGCTGATAATCATCAGCATTCCGATAATAGTTAAAGTGATTCTAATAATTGCTTCTATTGGGTTAATTTGTTGTTTCATTTCATGCTCCTTTTTTTGATTATCAAGAGAAAGCGAGAGACGAAACTAAAGGTTATATTTTTATGCAAAACAAATTATAAGTTAGATTTTTTCCAATCTTTTTAAGATAAATTGTCGAAGTGCAATAGTATTTTTGCCCCTCAACTATCTATTCGGGGTCGCCCCTCGTTTACTCTCGATAATCGATTAAATTTAATTTTCCAAATTTTTAATCTACTAAAACTAGGCGCGCCATAGTTGTTTTATGGTCTATGGAGACTCGAAACTGATTACTTCGATTCCCCAATTGACAATAAAAAAACGCCGAAACAGGCGTTCTATAAAAAAAGATACCTGTTCGGTATCTTAAACTAATACTTAATGGTGGAGCATAAGGGATTCAAACCCTTGACCTCGGCAATGCGAATGCATTGCTTTATCACCAAAGATTGGTTTAAGATGTTTAGACATCTTAATGTTCCTAGAAAGATTATTTTGTTTTATCTTTCTTGTTGTTTTTATTATGCTCCCATTCACGAAAAAAATCAATACTAAAATGCTTATTTTTTATACATTTTTTCGATAAAACTTGTGGAAAACTTTTTATATAGTGTGGCCTAATCTGTACCTGTTTTCTAGGTCATTATCGACTACATGTGTATACTGCATGGTTGTCTGAATTGATGCGTGACCAAGCATTTTTCCGATATAGCGAATATCAACATTATTAACTAATAGATTTGTGGCAAAAGAATGCCTAAGTGTATGTGGCGTAACCTTTTTCGAGATTCCGGCATTTCTAGCACTGTTTTTAATCAATAATTGAATATTCGTGGCTGTCATTCTCTCCTTATAGCGAACGGACACGATAAGTGCCTCGCAGTTATCTTTTCGGGTTTCTAGGTATTTATTAAGCAGCTGCTCCGTTCTCTCATCTATAAAGCATAATCTCACTTTCGATCCTTTACCAACAACAGTAAAGCGTTTATTCACGATTTGGCCACGATTTAAATTTATCATTTCAGATAAACGGATACCTGAGCTGTAAAGTAGCGATATGACGCATTTATTACGTAAACTAGTAGCGTTCTCTATCATTTCTGACACCTCTTCTGGTGTTAAAAATTCAGGTATATGATCAAGGCGTTTGGGTGCTGGTATAAGAGATTTTTTAAGACAATTAATTCCTCTAAGGTTCATGTAGTCTAACACTTCCCTGATTGTCGATATGTAGTTTCTGACGGTATTTTGTGACCTACTCTTAGATAAAAACTTATACCAGGAGCTGATATCTGAGGATGTCACCTTTGCAATATCTTTATCACCTAAAAACTCTACGATTGAGTCCTTTTTGTATTCGTGATGTTCTATCGTGCTTCTTGAGCGACCTTTAAGTATCATATAGTTATCTCTGTATTCGTCGAATGCTTCACTTAATTTCATTATTTATCTCATTTCTTACCTCCGTTAAAATCAATAATTTGTTCTATATAGAAAAATAAGTATTATTAATACTTCTATATAGAACTCTTTTTATTAAATATTAAATTTAATATCTATATAGACTGATTTTTAAGTTTAATCTGTTACTCTCTGTTAAAAAAATGTCATGAAGATAAATTTAAAAGTCCTGTGGAAAGCTTCAAATCCGTGGAAATGCACGTAATAAAATAAAAAATCCGGAAAATCCCGTATTTTTGCTTGATTTTTATGAATTTTGAAAATAAAAAAGCTACCCCCATGAACTTTGAATTGTATTTTAACTAAAGGCCGAAAAGATTACCGTAGTTTTTGCCACGATCTTTAAGCATTGCGACTAGTTTCGCACGACCTTCTGGATTAAAATTAGCTTTCACGTCTTCTTCTTGCTTAATTCTATCTATACTAGCTTGATATTCCCGAGCTTTCTCGATCGCATGATAAATCATTTTACGAATCATCTCTAACGTCTTTATAAGCGACTTACAGGACCAGATAGAAGCAAAATAATGTTCCGGATTACGTTTCTTTTTGGCGATTTTAACAGATTCTTCAAACTCTTTCTTGAAATTGATTTGGCGATTTCTAAACATTGGTAGAAAATCATCATTTTTAATTAAGTCTGAAGCTTTACCGAGACGAGTTCTCAAAGTTACAATTCTTTTTTCTGACATTTTAATTCCCTAAATAAATCAATTTATTTTGGGGAATAAAAATCCTAGCAGTTCATGCTGCTAGGATTCGAAGTAATCAGTTTCATTTTCTATTTTATCACCCATTTTTTTTAATTGCAAGAGTCTAACGTTTAATTCTCTTTAATCTACTCGATTATGTTATAATTCAAGTAGATTTCTACGACCTCTAAGGAGTATTCCTTGGAGGTCTTTTTATTGGAAACCTATTAAGTGGAGCAATTTATGGATCTGAAGACTAGAATTAACGAACTTGAATCTCTAGTGACAACAAAACTCTTATGTGAACGTACTTTTGATTTTACTAAGCGACGTATCCGTGAGGAATTTAGTTATAGCGAATTAATGGGTTTAGCAGTTCAGACTATCAACTCGTTAATATTTGATGCCAAAATACCAAGCCTAAGAGCCGTAATAAGAAGAGATCAAGCATTCATAGTTTATAGACCACTCGGCAAGATTCTAGCTGAAGTAGGTGTAATAGGAGAATCTACAGATAATCGGATGTTACGGCGACCTAAAATTATTATCTTCGGGCGAAAAGGAGCGGGCCTCCGAAACAAAAGCGTTGAGGAGCTAATAGAAGAATTAAGAAGTAGAAATACTAATACAAGACGGATCCAGTTAATGGATAGATTAAAAACAAGGAATTAAAAAATGGAATATGAGATTTTAGTAGAGAAAGATAGCAACGGCCGTGTGATTGTTGATTTTTATGGTTTAGATTTCGATATCACGGATGAATTTGTTGACGGAAAATGTCATAAAGTGATTTTTGGTGACCCGATCGTGTTCGTTCTTAAGGGGGCAGATATTAAAGAAGAGCCTGTGGAAAACTCAAATACTATTGAAGATTCTCCAGAAACACATGGAGAGCTTTCTGAGTCAGAACATTCTGAAGTCTCTGAAGAAGACCACAATGAGACTACTAAAGAACCAGAAGAACACGAAGAATCTGAACATCCAGAAGAGGTTATTGAATATTCGCCAGTAGAAGAACACAGCACAGAAGATGCCGACAACCATGTCGGAGCCAGTGAAGAGACTCACGCTGAAGAGAAGCCTGTGGAAAACTCTGAAGAGCCTGTTATTGCTCCAGAGGAAGAACATACTCCAGTTGAACCTGGAGCTGAAACCGAAGAAACTCCAAAAGAAAATTAGAGATTGATAAATGCCAATAGTTAGACAGAAGAATCTAAGCTCTAAAAAAGAGGTTAAAAAGGTGGTCAAGAAAAAGACTACTAAGGCTTCTGTTGGAAAAAAGAAGGCTGCACAAGTCGGACGGAACTCGGACGGGACTTTCTCTAAAGGCAATAAACTTTCCGTTGGTAACAATGGTGGTCGCCCGACAGAAGACATGTCTTTTCGCCACCAGGTGAAAATCCGTGCTTCAAATGACCCGAGTCTTGTACTTAATGTGATTAATAATCTAATCGCTATTGCTAGCGACCCAGACCACCCGAAGTGTGTAGAGGCCGCTGATAAGCTTATTAAACTCAATGGGAATTACGATCCAACTGAGACTAAAGATGTTTCGGAAAAAGAAATCTTCAATCCATTTGAGAACTTAACCGAAGATGAATTAAGGAAGCTTGCGAAATGACAAGAGAAGAAATAATCAAGTTAGGTGCTAAGCTGGAGCTTGCAAGACGTCATCTTTACGATTTTTGCCAAGTATTGTTCCCTAATTTCTACAAAGATGAGCGTCCATACCTTAAAGAGTTCTGTGAATCTGTGGAAAACTTTATTAATAATAGAGATAAACGCTTTCTTATCATTAATGCACCACCACGACATGGCAAGTCTTTAACAGCTCAATGTCTCACGGCATGGCTTCTTGGACGTAATCCAGCTAGTCGAGTCATGACAGCCTCATATAACGAAGATGTCGCTAGTGTTTTTTCTAAGAATGTCAGAAATACTATTCAAACCGAAAAGATGGGTGAACGTGTCGTTTTTTCCGACATGTTCCCTAGGACTAAAGTCAAATACGGTGATGCAAGCGCTAAAAAGTGGACCATAGACGGACAAAGTCAGATTTCATATCTAGCTACTTCTCCGAATGGTACAGCAACAGGTTTTGGTTGTGACTATTTAATTTGCGATGACCTTATTAAGTCGGCTGAGGAAGCATACAACGAAACAGCACTAGATAACACCTATCAATGGTTCGTAAATACTATGCTATCGAGGCTTGAGGGTCAGAAGAAGTGCATTATCATCATGACTAGATGGTCTTCAAGGGATCTAGCTGGACGTATTATGGATGCGTTCCAAGATGAATGCGAGATTATTAAGTATCACGTTCAGAATGACAAGGGTGAAATGCTCTGTGAAGATATTTTGAATGAAAAAGACATGAATCTTATTAAGCGTGAGATGAATGTCGATATCTTCGAAGCAAATTACAATCAGACTCCTATCGATATAAAAGGACGATTGTATTCAGAGTTTAAGGAATGGGAGAAAATACCATCTGGCAAGATTCTAAACTTCACTGATACAGCCGATACTGGTTCTGATTTTCTCTGTTCAATCAATGGTGTTGTGTTTGAGAAAGAATTCTATATTAGTGACTTGGTATTTTCAGATGAAGCTATGGAAGTGACAGAACCTAAAGTTGCAGAACTTCTATTTAGTGGAACAGTGAACGTCTCTCGCATCGAATCTAATAACGGTGGGCGTGGATTTGCCAGAAATGTTCAAAGGCTTATGAACGAACGATATAGCTCTAATCGTACCCAGATTGAGAGTGTGCCGCAAACACATAATAAGGAGTCTCGCATCCTTGCAAGCTCAGCCTGGATCCAAAATCATGTATATATGCCACCTAGTTGGAGGACTCGTTTCCCTGAGTTCTATAAACAAGTGATGAGCTATCAGAGAAAAGGTAAGAACGCTCATGATGACGCTCTTGATGTTCTCGCAAGTATTTATGAATTTGTCTGTGGAGATGACAGGAGACCGACATGGGCGTCGAGCAACGAAGAATCACGACTAGATCGTGCAATAAGTTTCTAGGAGGAAGAAAATGAAACGAAAAACTTTTACACTACCAAGAGGAACTCAGTTGACTGGAGACATAATTAAAAAGTTAATTGAGAAGCACAAGAAGTATATTATTGATTATGCAATATTGGAATCGTATTTTGATAATGACCCTAAAATTAATCGTAAAAAGCCAAACGATATCGTAGTTTATCATAATTTTGCTAGATATATCACAACGCTTAATGTTGGTCATTTATTAGGCAATCCTGTGCAATATCAAGCTTCGAAAGGTGTGGATATTTCACCCATCCTTGACGTTTATAAAAGCCAAACCATCTCTGATCTTGACTCTGAAATAGGTGAAGATTGTAGTATGTTTGGGCGCGGCTATGAACTAGTTTATCTAGATGACGATGGTAATATTTCATCCGCAAAACTTGATGTCTATAATACGATCGTTGTCTATGACAATACTTTTCAACATAATAAGTTGTTTGCTATTGCTTATACACCAGTATTAGACTCATCTGGTAATCCTATTACAGATAATTATGATTTAACTTTCTGGGATGAAAAATATGTAACAACAGCTAGGTTTAGTGGAGTAGATTTTACTATCACAGAAAAGCCTGTGCAGCACAACATGGGATCTGTACCAGTGATTGAATACGTGAATAACCGTCGTTTCACTGGAGACTATGAATCTGTAATTACTGGTATTGACGCATATAATATTTTGCAATCCGATCGTGTGATTGATCGTGAGAAGTTAATTGATGCAATCCTTGTGTTTTATGGGGTTAATCTTGAACCAGAAGATAAGGCTAAGCTAAAGAGTGAACGTACCGTCGGTCTTCCTCAGGATGCTAAGGCTGAGTATGTTATTAAGAATATTAACGAGGCTGATGCTGAAGTCTTGCGTAAAACCATCGCTGCTGATATTCATAAGTTCTCCATGACACCAGACCTTAGCGATGAGAACTTTGCCGGCAATTCTTCTGGCGTGGCTCTACTTTATAAGCTCTTAGCTTTTGAACAAAATGTGAAGAAAAAAGAGCGCTACTTCGAAAAGGGGTTAATGGAAAGATTTAAGCTCTACTCTCACGTACTTCATCTCAAAAGTGAATTATCTAGCGAAATCTCCACCAAGGATGTTGATGCTATCTTTAACCGTAATCTACCAAAGAACGACTATGAGGCAAGCCAAATGATTAATAATCTTCGCGGTATCGTTGATTCTGCTTTATTGGTCAGCCAGTTATCATTTGTGAGAGATGGCGAAGAGACCGTCAAGCTTGCCAAAGAAGAAGCTAAACCTGAATTTAATGATAATTATGCAACTGGGTTACCTAATGTAGATAAAAATAATGCAAATAACGACGAGGATTAATTATGAAAGATCGTCGCGGATTACCCTCGGATGAGTATTGGCGAGAACGTGCTGAAGATAGACTAACAGAAGCCGAAAAGCTTTCTGTTCCCTATTTAGAGGATATCCACGCGGTCTATGATGACGCAAAGTTAAAGATCGTTGAAGACATTAAGAATTTATATAAAAACTACTACAAAGACGACGAGGGATTCGACCAAGAGAAATTAAGAGTCATTATCCCAAATGGTGACCTTGAACGGTTCCATCGAGAGATGAAAAAAGCCGGATTATCTGAATATCTTCCAGACAACTATAAGGCCCGCATGACAAGACTTGAATATATCTATGCCGATTGTTGGGCAGAAAGTAAGAAAGCCAGCCTAAAACACCAGCAAATTGAGACTAAAGCTCACAGAGAGACAATAAAGAATGCTTACTATAAAACCATCTATGACACTGGTGTAGGGCTTAAAATCAATCCTGCTTTCTCTAGATTAGATAATAGAGCAGTCAATCAAGTACTCAATACTAAGTTTCTGGGTGGTAATTATTCAGAGAGGATTTGGAAGAATACTGACAAATTAGCTGATACATTAAAAGAGGTCATAGGCTCTGCTATCGCTAGAGGTGAGAGTTATTCAAAAACAGCAAGAGGGATCAGGGAGAGATTTGGCGTTACGCAATATGAGGCTACAAGGTTGGTTCAGACCGAGACATGCTATTTCCAGAATCAGGCCGAAATTGAAGCCCTGAAGACAATGGGGATTGAAAAATATAAATTCATAGCAACGCTGGATTCGAAGACTTCCGATATTTGCCGAGAACATGATAAAAAAGTCTACTATGTTGAGGATGCTAAGGCGGGAGAAAACCTCCCTCCGCTTCATCCTAACTGTCGTTCTACAGTCTCTGCTTATCTTGGCAAAGAATACGAGTCTGCAATTAGAATTGCTAGAAATGAAGACGGCGAGAATGAATATGTTGATAACGAGCCGTATGATGAGTGGCTGAAGAGACATACTGGTAGTGCGCCAAAAGAAAGACCAGATACTCCGTTGTCTGCAGTTAGTAATATAGTTGGGTCTAATGAGGCTATGGGTGTTAAAAAATATAGTGCCACCCCACCCAACGAAGAACTACGCTATTTAAAAGAAGACTCTGGAATCGAGTTCTTAAAAGTTAATAAACTAACTGAAAATATTAATAGCGATCAAATAATAAAGAAAGTTGGAGGAGGAGACAGAACTACTGGCTCATGTGCATCTGTAGCTCTTGCGTATGTTGGGAATAGATTAGGGTATGATGTGCTGGACTTTAGGGGAGGCAAGAGTCGAAGTTTCTTTTCTGTCAACGCAAAACAAATAATAAAGGAAATCGCTATCATTAGAGAGGGGATTGATGGACATAAGACTGGGTATTCTTTATTAAAGACAATGGTACCAAATAAAGAGTACTACTTTGGAATAGGTAAACATGTTGCGATAGTTAGACTTAACGATGAGTTAAAAAAATGGCAGTACCTTGAACTTCAATCTCCTGAAGATAATGGATGGAAAACTTTTACAAAAAATACGCTCAAAAAACGGTTCGATTGTCCTAGAACCCAAACAAAATACGGGTTACAAATGCCAATTAAAGGGTATTTGGCAGAAGTTAGAGCATTTGAGAGAATAAAAGAATTTCCTGATATACTTGGCTATATTAATACATCACAAAAAAATCAGTTAAAAGGTAAAACTGGGAGGATCTTATAGTGTCAGAAATCGATGGCTATATTGAATGGATGAAAGAAAAACCGGATGATAAGGTTTGGTGGGGAACAATTTTTCATGGCATTTCTGAGGATGATATAAAATCGGGACGAGCTACAGATGATGATATAAATGATTCCATAGGATGGGGGGACCATATTTTTTCTTTCGATAAACATAAAATCTATTGGTTATTTAGAGACTATCCAGATGCCTTAACAAATGAAGAAAAAGAAGCCTTTGATAAAGAAAATCCGTTTTGGAAAAATTTCTTTAAGAATAGATAACATTAACGTCGTACAATTTTATAATGTCATGTGATATAATCGCCATAGATCATCTACGACTTGCATAGGTTCTAGTTGGTCTTTTTTTATTTGAAGGCTCACGACCACTTATGCTGGTCGTTTTTTGATGGAACTAATAAGCCGAGAGGCGATAAATCGAAAGGAATTGTTGTGCCAACGCCAATTATCAACAAAGACGAACCAGATAGCAATGACCAAGCTGAAAATTCTGGTGTAGAAAATCAAGGTCAAGAGTCTAAAACATTCTCTCAGGATGAAGTTAATGAAATTATCTCCAAAAGAGTTAATGAGATTAATGCTAAGAATAGTGAAAAGACGGCTAAGGCTATTGAGAACGCCCTAGCTGACTACGAACGTAAAGCAAAACTTTCTGAAGAGGAAAAGGCTCATGAGGAGCAAGAACGCCTAAAAAGCGAACTTGCAAGTAAGGAACGCGACCTGTTAATCCGCGAAAATCGTGCAGAAGCACGCGAAATATTATCAGAGAAGTTGATGCCTAGCATCTTTGTTGACTACATCGTAGACGAAGACCTCGACAAGACCAAAGAAAACATCAATAAATTCGAAAAGGTTTGGAATGAGGCTATTGCAGAAGAAGTTAAGAAGAAGCTAATTGGCAAGACGCCAGTTGATCCATCAAGTAGACCTAAACCAGGTGGAGATGGTGGTAAAACTAGCACACGAGAACTTCTCTTTGGCAAGAAAGGATAATATATGCCAATTACATTAGCTGACGTAAGAAATCGCAGCCAAGACACGTTGACTGATTCAGTAATCGATGAATTCAAGACTTCCCCACTTATGAATGACTTAGAGTTTGACAACACTGTCAAACCTCAAGGTGGAAAATCTCTAACTTATTCATATAACCGCATTACCACCCAGCCTACTGCTGCTGGTCGTGCAATTAATGGTGAATATACTGCCCAAGAAACAAAAACCACCAAGATTTCTACTGATCTTAAAGTTATGGGTGGTGCATATAAAATCGACCGCGTAATCGCTACTAACGAAAAACAAGTTGTTGATGAAGTGGAATACCAATCGGTGCAAAAAGCAAAGGCAACTATTGCTGAGTTTCATAACCAGATCATCAACGGTGACTCTGGTGTTCGTCTAACCGATTTTGATGGTTTGAACAAAATCTTAACCGGTACTTCTAATGAGATTAATCCAGCTGCCGCTATCGATTTGTCAGACTCTGCAAAAATTAAAGCCAATGGTTCTGCTTTCCGATTTATGCTCAGAAAAGCTTTAGGTAAAATGGGCGGTGCTGCAACGCATATCTTAATGAATGCTGATATGTATGCTGCGTTTCAATCTGTGTTTGATGAAGCTCATGGTCTTACTATTTCACGAGACGAAGCTGGTAATGAAACCGCTAAATTCGGCACTGCGAAGATTGTGATTATGGGTGAAAAACCAGGTAGCAATGATCCGATTATTGAGACTAAGAGTCCAGCTGGAGAAACATCAATTTATGCCATTCGTGCAGCTCTCGATGGCTTTCACGTCGTAACTCCAGAGGGTGATGATATTGTTAAAATTTACCCTCCAGACTTTACCACTCCGGGAGCGGTTAAGTTTGGCGAAGTCGAATTCGTTGGTGCAGCAATCCTCAAATCTACAAAGGCTGCTGTCGTTCTCCGTAAAATTAAAATCGCTTAATTAGAAAGGAAAGTAAGATGAAAGCAATCATCAAATCACCAGTTAAGGATTACATGGGAGTTTCAGCTTCTGTGGCTTTCGCCGACGGTAAAGCTGAAGCTGATATTAGTGAGTCTCAACTTGATTATTTTGAATCTGCTGGCTATGCGGTGGAAATTCTTGAAGCCCCTAAGGTTGCAAAGAATAAAGCTGATGCTAAAGATACTAAAGAAGCTGAGTCTGAACCTGAAGTCAAAACAGAAGGAAAATAAGATGTTAGATAAAGATCAGTTCATCTCGAAGTTAAAAGAGAAGCTCAAAGCGATTAATATTGCTGTTAATGATACAGACAACAACGCTTTAGTAGATTTTCTAGCTCTTGAGATGGCTGATCGCTTGTCTTTGTATCTTAATCTCACTAACGACAATAAACCTCGTTATGACGAGAGACTAGTATCTATATCGGTTAGAGTCGTGTCTTCTTTGCTTCAGGAATCTAAAGATAAGCTTTCAGGTTCTAGTACTGAAAGTAAGATTCAATCTATCTCAGATAATGGACAAACCATTACATTCTCGAATACTGCTAAAAACTATATTACTACTGCTTCAGATAGTGAATTATTTGGAGGAGTGGCAAATATCTTGAAGCCTTATAGGAGGATTCGTGTTTTTTCCTAAGGTTGCGCAAAATATTATCGCTGATATCTTTTATGATAAAAACATCTATATCTTAGATAAAACTGAATCTATCGACGATGAAGGTGGAATTGTTAAACAAGAAGACGTGAACTCGAATATTAAGCGCAGTTTTAACGGAAATGTTAAGTTCAACGAACTTGGAGCAGTTCAGAACGAAATGGGCCTTGTCGAGAAGATTGATATTAGTATCACCTGTAGCACTTCCGTGGAAATTGAATTAGACGATTTAATCAAAGTAGGAGAAACGATCTACCAAGTGACTAAGGTTCTTCCCTTTGACTCACATAAGCTCATCACGGGGGTGAAATGGCGAGCGTAACAATTAACGTTACTGGCATTCGGGAGCTTAAATCCAAACTTGATAAGTCAGTAGTAATCAGGAATCTTATTAGGGGCGTTAACCGTGCATCGGCGATTCTGGAACAGAAGACTAAACCAAAGATTCCAGTAAATAGGTACGAACACGGCGGCAAACTGCGAGGCGCTCTTACTGTGATTCCGGCTGAACTTAAAGGCTCTGAAATTATTGGTGGAATCATGAACCCAACAGAGTATGCAATGTTCGTTGAGTACGGAGTTGGCAGAAAAGCGGTAGGGACCCATCCAAAGGGTGAAGGTATGACTTATCGTATGACCCCTTGGGTGTTCCCTCTAGAGACCGACAAAGGGCTGAAGTTCATCAAGACCAATGGTTATCCTGCGAGAGCACCGATGTATCGGGGTTTTAAGGAATCAGAAGCTGATATCAAAAAGCAGATTGAAGAAGCTATCTCAGCTAGTCTAGGGAGAAAATAATGTATCAACCAAAAGAAGAGATCTATAAGGCCCTAAAAAGTCTAGGATACGCTTGTCAACAAGGTTCTCAAGCAATATTCACGAAAGTTCCAGTAATTACCTTTTGGATTGGTAGCAACAATCCTGAATATAACCTAGAAAACCAGATTGCTAAACAAGATATTGAAGTTGTTATAGATATTTTCACAAACAAGAGTACTGACCTATCCCGCATTCTTAGCGAAGTCGAGACTAAGATGAGAACGATCAATTATCGACTAGTACATTCAGTGGACGTCCCAAATCCAGAAGGAACGCTTTTCCACTCTAACTGCAGATTTTCTGCAGTAAAGTTCAAATAAGGAAAATATGTTATGGCCAAAGGCTTAACTATGGGTACTTCCCTAACACTTATTAAGGCAGGAAGTGAACCAACCAACCTTGTTATTAAAGGTTTAACTTCAATCGGCGAAATCACCGGCGAGAAAGAAGAAATTGATGTAACCACTCTTGATAGTCCAGATGGCGCTAAAGAATTCCTCTCTGGCGCTGCCGACTGGGGTTCGCAAGATCTCGAAGGCTACATGGACGACGATACTCAAATTGAGAAGATGCGTGCATTGTTCGATAGCGGCATGGTTCGAGACTGGGAGATTTTAACTCCAGGTAAACGAAAAATCGCTTACAAGGCATTTGTTAAGAACTTCACTTATGGTGAGAAGACTGTCGATGGTGTCGATGGCTTTAAATTAACTCTTCGTCTATCTGGCAAGCCAACATTTAGCAAAGTTGCTTAATTAAACCCCCTGTGGGAGGGGTAAATCCCACACAACGAAATTATTTAATCGAGGTTATAAATCATGGTTCAACTTAACTACAAAGCTTCCAATATCGCAAAGGCTGAAAAAGAACAAGGTGAGAATTTCTTAGAAAAAATATCTACTCTCAATGGAATCCCGCCAGTTTCTGATTTGATGTTTCTCTTTACTGCAGGTGGTGGAACCATTGAAGAATTTGATGAATTTATGAAGGAAGAAGGTGTTGGCGCAGTTACCGTTGAAGTCGTGGCTAGTATTGCGGAGTCTGGTTTTTTAGGCAAGAGCATAGACGCGAAGCAGTTGAGGCGCGATATGGAGGAAGAGCTGCAAAACAAGAGGATGATGGCAGAAGCCTTCAAGAAGTCGGTAGAATCTATCGCAGCTTCCGCGAATTCTGGCGAGACCAAGAAAAACTAGCATTCCATATAGGTCTTCATCCTACTGAATACTGGGAATTAACTATTGGACAGTTTACAAATTGTCTTGACGGTTACAGAGATAGAATCACGGAAAAAGATAAAATGAACCATGCTCTTGGGTTATATGTAAGAGCGGCATTCCATGCCAAGACTTATCCAAAAACGCCTTTCATGGCTAAAGAGATAACCAGTAGAGCATTTACTAGATCTGAAGACCTTGATGCGTACATTATGGCGCATATTGAACAGGAGAAATAATAATGGCACACACAGTAGATGAGGTTAACGTCTTAATCAAGGCCCAGACCGAGCAATTCCAGAGAGAGATTGATAAGGTCAATCAGAAACTCAATAGTATATCTAAAGCCGCATCACAGGCTTCTGGTGGAATCTCTGGTGGGATCAAGAATATGGGAATGAAGATGGCTGCTACTGGTGCCGTTATTGGCGTTGTTTCTGCCGTCACTCAAAAAGCCATGGCAGCAATTGCCGCCAGTACTGGTGATGCGGTAAAACGCTTTGATACGCTCAAGAACTTCCCACGTGTCATGCAAAACCTCGGGATCTCTACTAAAGATTCACAAGATTCAATCGACTATTTATCCAAGAAACTTGAGGGGATTCCAACTACTCTTGATGCTGCAACTACTGCCGTCCAGCGTTTAACTGCTACAAACGGTAACTTGCGCGCCTCCACTGCTATCTATTTAGCACTTAATAACGCTATTTTAGCCGGTGGTGCAGACGCTCAACTACAAGCTTCTGCCATGGAGCAATTGCAGCAAGCCTATGCAAAAGGTAAGCCTGAGCTACAAGACTGGAAGACCTTAATGCAAGCCATGCCAGCACAACTCAAGCAGATTGCTAATGTTATGGGTTATGTAGACTCATCACAGCTTTATAACTCTCTGCAGAACGGTAAAGCCTCTATGGATGACTTTATGCGGGCCGTTGTAAAACTTAATAAAGAAGGTATTAATGGTTTAGGTTCATTCGAGCAGCAAGCAGCAGGAGCCACTGGTGGCGTTGCTACTTCATTTATAAATATGCAAAATGCTATTGTGCGTGGCATTACTGCGTGTATGGATGCCATCGGGCAATCTAATATTGCTGGTTTCTTTAATGTTGTAAAAGACGTAATTTTAACTGCTTCAAACTATGTAGCAGCGTTTGTTAAGTTAGTTTTAACAGCGATCAATGCAGTCCGTGCATTGTTTGGCTTGGGGTCAATTGGCGCTAAAAATGTAGCTTCTTCTGGTGGCCAAGCGGCTAACTCTATGGCTAATGTAGGCAAGGCTGCACAAGGTTCGACTAAAGACATTGGAAACACTGCTAAAGCCGCCAAAAAACTTCAGAAACAGCTTGCTGGCTTCGATGAAATGAATGTGCTATCCAAGCAAGATACAGGCGGTTCTGGTGGCTCTGGTGGAAGTGGAGGAGGTGGAAGCGTAACCCATGATACTTCAGGACTTGGTTTTGATAATTCTGATATCGCTAAAGGTATTGATAAGGTCAATGCGATATTTGAAAAAATGAAGGAAGGTCTCAAGGGCTTTAATTTCGATAAGATCGGAAAAGCCTTCAAAAGATTTGGAGATGATATAGATAAGTTCGTTAGGCCTGCTAAAAAGATCTTGTCTGACGTGTGGGAGAGATTAAAACCTTTTATCAATTGGGCCGGAAATGAGCTATTACCTGCGTTCTTAAATACTTTAGGTGGGGCGATCAGGCTGATGGGAAGAGTATTAGCAACGGTTTGGGAAGCTTACCTTAAACCGTTTATTGATTTTTTCTTAATTCCACTTGCAGAATTGGCAGGTGGAGCTATTGTTTCCTTTTTAAATGACATAGGTGATGCATTTAGAAATATTGCAAATAACAAAGGACTGTCTGAGTTCATTGTTGGTGTATCCGTCGCTATTGGTGGGTTAGTAGTTGCAATTAAAGCCAAGAATGCAATTGATGATCTTAAGGCAGGCATAATCACTCTTCGCGCTGTGATGTTATCATCTCCTGCGGCTATGGCTGCCGTATCCGCTAAAATAGGCGCTCTTGGAACGGCGTTTGTGTTGGCGGGTGGTGGCGTAGCAGGATTTAAGGCCGCTACAATTGCAGCTGTTACGGGCGTGAATAAAGCGATCTTGGGTGCTTTTTCGGCAATTATGGCTCACCCACTTATTTTGGCTGGTGCTGGGATTATTGCTGGTGTCGCATTTATTTTTGGTAGCGTTAAGTCTGCCATTGAACAGACTGATAGTGCTACAAGAAAAGCGCAATCTTCAGCAAAAGCACTAAATGTTGCCAACTCTCAACTCTCTGAGGCAACAAAAAAAGTTCAGACTGCTGAAGAAAACCTTAATAACGCAAGAAAGACACTAGCGGACGCTGGACTACAGCAAATTCAGGCTATAAAAGAACAAAAACAGGCACAAGATGAGCTATTAAAGACAGAGCGTGAGCGAGGTTTAACCTATCAAGCATTAAAGTCTCAGGTGGATGGTGGCGCATTATCTTATCAGAATATGACATCAGCACAACAAGCTGTTTACGAAGCTGGACTAAAATTAGACTCCGCCAATTCTCAAGTCAAGCTTTCTCAAGACAATCTCACTAAAGCTACAAATGACTCAGTTAAAGCTGCAGAAGCACACAAAAAGGCAAAGGATGAAGAGCTATCTGCGTTATACGCAAATGCTGCTGCTCAGGCAGTTATTTCTGGAAAATATAGAAATACCGAAGAAGCCATCAAGGCCCTTAAGAATGGGACCCTGGAGTATAAAGATGAAAATGGCAATATGGTTAAAGCCAATACTAATGATATTAGCAAGCTAGAAGATGAAACTAAAAGAAAATCTAAAGAGATTACAAAAGCCTATAATGATAGTATGACTGGAGCCGACCAGGGATTCTTTGGGCCAATGGGGGTCAGTTTGAGTAAAGCTGGCGCCTGGGTATCAAATTTTGTTAATGGTGCGGCTGTCGAGTTTGGTAAGTTCGCTAATAACATAGGTAAAAGAGCTAACGAGGCGTGGAATGGATTGACTTCCGCATTTTCTGGTGCTGCAAACTGGGCTAACCAGCGTTGGAATGATATAAAAAATGCGTTCTCTGGGGCTTGGCAAACTTTCAGTGACATTGGCCGAAATATCTGGAATGGTCTTAAAAATGGTATTGGTAATATCGCCAATAATATGAAAAACATGTTTTCGGGTGCCGTGGATAGCGTTAAAAAGTTCTTAGGTATTCACTCTCCATCCCGTCTCTTTATGGGGATCGGTGATTATATGAGTCAAGGTATGAACATTGGTTTTGAGTCTAACCTAGGAGACATGGTGAAGTCTGCTAGCGAATTAAGTGCCGAGATTAATAGTAAATTAGATTTTAGTCCCAGTATTGGCTCTGGGTTTGATTTTGATATTAAACACTCTGTAATTAACGAATCTGCTGAAAAAATGCAGAAATTACCACTGATTGTGAATATTGATGGCGAAGAATACTTCAATGGTATGGTGGACCGTTTAAATACTCAATCATTCCTAAAAAATGCGAGCGTCCTAGATATCTAGAGCGCTCGCGCTGTGATATGTATAATTATTATAAGCCAACTTTACTAACGCCGTATTCAGCTTGTGCTTGAGTAAATTTCTCAAATTTTAGCTGTTTGATTAGGCCGTCACGACTGAAAGAAGTAGTGTCAAGGTAAGACTTAGCCTTTTTTGCTGCCTGCTCATTCCAGTCAACTGTAATGTGATCAACTGCGTAAATTGCATCACTTTCTGGGAATTTCTCAAATTTTAGCTGGTTGATTAGGCCGTCTCTTGAAAATGCGGTGAATGATAAATAGCTCTCAGCTTTTTTAACCGCATTCTGCTGGCTGACGGTAGGAGCTTTGCCCTTGGAATAAACCACATTGATTGTACTACCTTCACTTGTTGATTCATTGGCTGCTATGGACTGCTTAATAAATCCACCTGCGGCTACCGTGTCTGAATACTCTTTGACTTCGGTACAGTTCACTTTATTCTGTTCACACCATGTTGCGATATCATTGTATTTCATATCTTTAAAATCGATAACCGTAACTTGTTTTACGCTGTGCATTGGAGTTCCACTATCGTTATTCTTCCCCTGCCCATAAATTCCAATAATAACAATAACTACAATTACCCAGAACCACCACTTTTTGTAAACTGGTTTTTTATTGGTTGTCTTAGACTTTTCTTCCGCCATAGCGAAATCTCCTAAAGATTAAATTCTATTATCCCAAATATACAACAATCCCCATAGTTTGCAAGCATAAGGGGAAAATCAAGAAAGGTACTCCGAAGAGTACCTTTGTAGCAGCGTATACGTCGGTGCAGGAATATACTACACTTCTAACTAAAGCTCAGCATACGACTTACACTTGTTTACATTCTACCTCAGAATGTCGTGTTTGCCTAGCATATACTAGACAATAAGCATAACAATAATCAATGCCATAAGCTATTGAGGTAATGCTTTTTTGTAATCTTTAAAAAATTGCTGTGGAAAAGTCTTTACTTGTGCAAAAATGTGCTATAATAAAGTTGCTGAGGAGTTAATGCTTCTTGGAGGTACGATTCGCCGTGGTTGGCGATGGTAAGACGTTTTAACAACTCGATTTTGTCCCGTGTCAATATGTGGCGTAGGTCTAAACAACCACCTGGTTTACGAGCCAGTTAAAACGCGCCTACTCCACATACTGGTACAGGACTTTTTTTATTACTAGAGTGGCATCAATAAGAAGGCTAGTATTTAGAAGATAAACACTTGAAAATAAAAAAGAAAATGTATCAGGCTACTGGGGTAAGCCCAGAGTAATTTAATAATTAGGAGGTAAGAATAATGAAACTAATTTTTCGTTATTCCTTCACTGACCAAAATGGAGTGGTTCATCGTGCAAAACCAGGTCATCCATTCCCGATCTTAATCAGTGATGACAAAGACTCAGCAGAAGCCGAGTCTCAGTAAATAATATCTAGATTAGATCTTGTGCAAAAAATATTCTAATCTGAATATATAATCCGTGCAGTTACTAGCGCTGCACGGATATACTTTCATTATACTTACTTAAATAAAAATATAGCTGTAAAGCTCTATCTTTTTACTAATTAAAGAACGTGTTTGTTTTTTGTTTGTTTACATTGTTAATATATATTCTAACAAAGAATGATAAATTGTACAAATATTTTATACAGACTTACTATAAAACAATAAAAGATAGGTATATTACTATACCTATCTAATAGAAAATATGTGTATAAAACAAAATTTAGTTTAATATTATCACTATTCGGATTCAAAAACAACTGTTTGTTTGAATTTCTTTCCCTGC